GTCAATATTTGAGGTGTGTAACACCAGATCGCTACCATTTGTTTGATCATGAACATCACGTGTCCAGCAGTCGCCATGACTGCGCTCGCAATTTTGTACTATTCAGACCCCCGCTATTTGTTGGTTATACCTGCTGGACTACCACTACTCGGTTTCCTCCGGCACCGCTATCGAGATAACAACCTGCGCACAGGCATTGTCGCTGCGGTTTCTTTTCTTTTGCGGTGTTTCGGTATGATTTCGTGGCCAGCAGAGGCACAGACACCAACAGGGCCATCAGTGTTGCACGCTCGTGTAGGGTTCTTTGTTGAAAACCAGAGGACATATTTCAGGCAGAGCCTGGGTTCTCCCCTATACGAGTACAGGATTAACGGAGGCAGGTTCAACTTGGACCCCATCACGGGTCGTGAATACGAAGTGCTGGATTTCACATGTTCACCAGTCACTTTCAAAGAAGAATGCATCTTACCAGGCACTACACCGCCTGTGTCCTGCTCAGCCATATCAAACCACCAGTTCGTAGTGGTCTCATCGTTCACATCCACCAGGCGCTTGCCGGGTGGATCAGTGGAAGAGACCGCAAGGAAAGGCGCGGTGTGTTTGGGCTTCCGTTACCAGAATTACGCGGTTATCGCGCGCCACGCTTACAAAGCGGGCATGACGTCCATTCGAACGGACAATTCCACAAACTATGAGTTTCTTATACCATCAGACGCTGTTGTTAAACACACAGAAGTGCCGAACTACTTGATGACCGCGAACGACCTTGTCTTCGTGCACATCCCAGAGAACATTTGGAGCACACTCGGTGTCAAATCAGTGAGGTGTAAGACATTCTGCTCTCTAAGCCAAGGGCCGATTAACGTCAAAGGAGTCAACGAGATTGGCTCTTACACAAAGTCGGATGGTGCCCTGGTTGGATCAGACACTCCAGACATTCACGCCAGAGGATTGGCCAGCCATCGTGCGAGCACGATTGCGGGATACTCCACTTCGCTCGTTTGGTGCAAAGAAGATGGCATGTGGAAAATCCGGGGAATTCACATTGGTGGAAACCCGAAAGTTGGCCACAACTACCTAATCACTTCTACGGCATTCTTGCAGATCTGCAAAGAACTCAAGATTTGCATCCCATTACCAGGGAAACTCGAAGACCTCATCGCAGAGTCACGAGAGCCCCGTCCCACATTTCGCATGTGGAGCAACGCACAATGGGAAGCCTGGGAAGCGTTACGCGATCAGAGGATCGAAGACGCAGCGTGGGAGGAACAAGGAGCCTACGAAGAGATGGAACGTTATGCTCGCCTCGATGAAGAGCGCGACGACGACCGTGAGTCGCCAGAAGAAGCTGAAGAGCAGAGGAGGGCGATTGAACAGATTAACGACCAAGTTTACTGGGAAGAAGAGTCCAGGAACTCGGCACGAGCCACGCGGCCGCGCGTGAGGGCGGCCTCAAGACCCCGCAGGGTAGCCAACAGGCAGACCCGCATTATGCAGAGGGCCGCAGTATACGACCGATCGGGGGAGATCCCCCATGCAGTTTCAGCCAGGAATTGTGAGCCGAGGCACAGGGTGTCTGACGGCAATCCACAGGGACCAGATCAGTATGATATGACTACAGAGGACGACGCAGAATCAGCCGGAGGAGACTTCGAGCTAGATCCGCTTGACGAGAGCCGCCCAGGTTCTCCGAGTGTGGCTGAGTCCATTACTCAATCTGACCTGGAAACGTGGTACGAAGAAGACTGGACGATTCCGGTTGAGGGCTGGTTTACAACAGCCGAATACATCACTATCTCGCTTACGTTGTTTGCAACGTACAGCGTGGCCATGGCGAAATACTTCAACACACAAGGAACATATGGATACGAGCTGGCGCTCAGTGCGCTGGGGCGGGCAATAATGTTTTGCACCCCAACGAACGATTCATATGTGATTCGAGACCACCCCATTTTGATTAAGCTCGTGGACGAGCTCAGGGGCACACTTGAACACCATGGGGAGTCAGTCACAGAAGTTTTGCAGTTCATGCGAGACATGACAGTTGCGCAGACCGATATGAAAGAACGCTGGGAATCAGACGTGTGGGCGGAAGGCCGCCGACGCTGGGAAAACGGACACGTCCGGAGTGATATGGACAGACGCCGCCGAGTTGAAACAGAAGCTCGCGCGTCCGCACAGGTAACCCGGGAAGAAGGCAACCAATCGTGGGACATTCGACCACAACCGGTTGATGGTCGCATCGACCTCCGAGATTTAATTCGACGTCGAGGACATGCCGACCTACAGCATGGGGACGTGATGGAGCTTCTGAGGGCAGAAGCGCTCCCGTCACAGGTTAAGAAATTGTGGTTCGAGAACCACGGTACCAGTTTTGTGCGAGAAGAAGATATGATGCCGGAGAGTATCATCCGACCAAGTTTTGTCTGCCACGCGAGTGTGGTAGTAGCCATTGGTCTCGTGTACAAAGTTGCACGACGGATGATTTCAAGGAGCACGAGACGCCGTGCGCCAGTGTTCAGGGCGACCACCCCGACACCCCCAGAGGATGACGAGAGTTCAGACGCAGGCAGTGACGAAAGCGACGATTTCGCTGAGGACGGAACAGACTGGCCGGAGACGGAAGTGCAGTTTGAACGCGTTGTTGATGAAGTGGAGGCTGTTGAGCCACCGACTTCTACAGTTTTGGCGATTTACCAACCAACTTTTGTGCAAGTATTACCCAACCGAGAAGCCATTTTGGCTCCCGTTGACTTGGTCCGGCTCATTGATGAGCGGTTGGATGAAGCATTGACACCCGAGGCGCGGACTTTATTTAGGACGCTCGGGAGAACTCATTACGATGACTTGGAAGACTTGGGTGGCCACGCGGCAGACCCATGGTCAGAAGAAGAGGATGAAGAGTCTGCTTGGCAATTTCGGCCTCGCCCCATGCGTTCAGTGTGGGGCGAGATGGGCGAGGATCGAGAGATCCGCGCCGAGCTACAGGATGCGAGTCGGTATGATGTCAGTTTATTTGATGCCATCGGGCGTACGGACGCCCAGCAGTTAGCAGATGTAGCACTAGGTTACCCTGCTGCTGACACAGACGTAGAGACTTACGCAGAATTTCTACTCAACCAGGCAGCTGAAGAGCGCGATAGAAGGTGGGATGAGTCTCCCTTTAGGGATGATGGAACATTACTTGGCCCCGGCGAACGGGGACGGTCAGACCACCAGACATCATTGTTTGGTCTTGGCGATGAGCCAACAACACCAACGTGGCACCCTTTCTCTGGGGCCGGCCACAAGCTGATAGAAGAAGAGACCCTAGTCGCAGAGTCGATACAGACAGTCGCAGAAGAAATCATAGGATTGCAGAACGCGATGGATGTGCTCGACACTCTGATAGAAGAGGTTCCCGAGCCCTTAGAACTGAGCAGGTTCTCCGCTAGTGACACTCCAGCTGACGACATGTTAGCTGAGATTGTACAGACGTCACCAGCGACTCTTGCGCCGCCACCGGGGCTCCCCGAACCACGGACGTGGGACAGTGCTTTAGCATCATTAGATATTCAGGTTCCTCCACGCACCTTCGGTGTGTGTGAGTCCATTGAGCCGCCGTCAGATTTGTCGCGCTTAGCCACTACAGTAATCCAGTTGACCGAACAGATCGAGAATCTGAAGAGAGACCAAGTGGAATCTCTTAAGATGCTAGATGAGGAAAACAGGCGCAGAGCAGCAGCTGATGAAGAAGCGAAGACGCAAGAAGCAGAGAAGCACCAGAAGCGAGGACGCAGAAGCAGAAGACGCAATTGGATGGTGAAGGAGTCGATTTCCGTAGAACCGGAGAAAGATGAGGATCCACCACCAGCAGTAGACCTCTTGGTGCAATACCCATTATTTATGTCGAGACTTGAAAGGTCGACGCCGGCGGAACCACCGCCGATCCCGTACGTTGAGTCGAAAGACAACGACTTCGTTCCGGAGTCCATTGATTTGGGCGCGTTGATGGAAAGAGAGCTCGAGGATTCAGAGGACGATGAGGTAGAGGTGGTCGAACCTAACGGTGAGGACTACGTACCAGAGTCTATCCAGAAGTTGGTTAGAGAGAAGATCGAAGAGTTGAAGAACAGAATAGAAATTCCTGACTACTTGTTTGAGGTGTCCAGGCGACAGCCCAGGACATACAAGCGCCACACGAAAGACACCCCGCCTAGCAAGACAGTTAAGAGGGACAGAGTAGAAGCCACTGAGGCCGACGTCCGAGATTTAGTCCGGAGCATGTTGGCAGGCGACTACTCGCTGCTTTACAAATCGTGTTTTACGAAGGAGTCAGTCATGGCCACATCATACGGCCAACTGATGAAGAAAGCTCTAGACGAAGCCTCTTTTAATAGATTTACAGGATCTATGGCAGTTGTGCCCAATTTTGATAAAGAGGACTTTGCCACGCGTTGCGGTGCCTACCGCTACGAGAAGAGAGGGAAAGGTGAGACAGAGCCCACATTTCCTCTGGATTGCGCTGCTACTAGAGCAGCGGTTGCAGCAGGAGTAGACATGGATAAATGTTTTCCTCCCAGGAGTGCCGCCGGCATTGTGTCTTCGCTGACACAGCAGGCCGCCACAGTGCGCTCGCCACCAAAGATTAGCCCCTTCGACTTGCCCACAGCGGACACAGTCTGGGCCAATATGGTGCGCGAGTACCCCGTACCAGACAAAGACTTAGGTCTCACTGGCACGCCTGGGTTTGACGTCATTCTGGACAGTTTCGAAGCGAAATGTTCAGGTTGGACAGCAAGGGTTCACAACTTAGACAAAGCGGCTCTAGCAAAGAAAGAGCGCTCATGGCTTATCTTGCTGGCCACGATCAGGATTATACTCCGCAAATGCTGCGAAGATGAAATGCCCACTATGGGGCCAGTGGACATGGTCGTGAACGGTCTCTGCGATCCCAAACAAGCGGAGACTAAGGGGGGTGAGCCATACCCCAGGGAGAAGTATCTGAAGGAGCACTGGCGCATTATATGGGTCGCCTCCGCCTTGGACACTCTTGTCCAGGGACTGTTGCATCACGCACAGAACAAAGCCGACATCGCGGGCTACCAGGATGGAGAATTCTATCTTAGTATGGCGGGCCTGGGACACAATCCACCAGGCTTTCAACGCCTAGGAGAAGTGCTCAGAGCGATCGCAGACCCCGAAACGGGCAAGATATTCTCGCAAGACGCGAGCCGGTGGGACTTAACAGTTAGCCGGGAACTCATCATATTAGATGGTGAGAGGCGTATCGCATTGAGCGTCAAGAAGCGTGAGCAGAGGTTGGCCAAGCTGGCCTTAGGTGCGGCAGTGGTGCCGGACGATGCCATCACAGCCGAGTGCTACCTTGGCTTGTACGAGTGCATTAGGCTAGAAGCATTCGTTAACTCAGCACACACGTTGGCATTCCACGGGGAGATCTACGAAGTTAATCACTTCGGCATCACGGCTTCCGGGATTAAGTCTACTACCGCGCAAAATTGTTTTGCTCGCACCTTCGCGGTGCAGGTTTGCGGTGGCGGCCCTTCCGGGTCGCTCGGCGACGATAATGTCTGCCGGTACAAGCCTGACGTGGGATCGCAGGAGGCGCTCGGCCTCATCCCCAAGCTGAAGGGCTCGGGGTACTTTACGTTGACAGATAATGGAGCGGGTGTGCCCGTCGGCGTGCCAATGACTTCTCATGACGTCAAGTATTGCGACGTTCAGGAGCGCTTTTACGGCGACTTCTTGAATTTTGATAAAATGATTGGCAAACTTGTTTTGTGCTATAAAGGTGAAGACCCAGGCGCGAACGCCCTGGGTGGTTGTTTGTATTGCTTGCGCGAGTCTGGTCCAGACATTCGCCGTGTTTACGACATTGCCACAGCAGCAGGTTGGGATTTCGATCGGGCTTATGAGCGCATCGGGATTCCCGTTCATTTCGACGAGTGCTAGATGGCTACAAAGAGGTGCGTAAAATCCCGCGTACCGGCCTATGGGTCCCAGACGTTTTGACCTGGGCAATTTTACTTTGGTTCTAATAGGACCAATTACTTTTCAGGAGAATCTCCAAGACGGGGAACCTCCTCAATTTTCCAGCTTTACCATCACTCACCATAGAACATTGCGATATAGATTGTTGCGACGATGGGGACGGATCGAGCACAGTCTCGTCCACCTGCGAAGAACGCAGCCAATATTATTCAGGAGAGAGCCAAGATACGGAAAGCTGCGGCAGTTGGCCGCGAAGCTTCGCGAGTCAAGAAAGAGAACGATGCGAAAGCCGCTAAAGGTTCGGCAAAAGCCAAAGCGCAAGGGAAGTCTGTTAAGGGAGTTATACAAAGACACTCCAAAGCATACCTCAACGCATATAGTACATCTCACAATTTGTTGGTGCCATCCGTACTTTCGGGGGGTAAATCTATTCCAGTGAATGGTGTGGTCAAGCACCATACCACGTTGCACCCGGGATCGTCTACCTATCCAAACAACGCGTTGCGTAGTATGACGTTCGTCACGAACGTAGGTAATTCGGCCACCACGATGGTGACCGTCACTTTTCCAGATGGACAATACCTCAACTACGCGAACACCAGTATGGTGGACGCTACGACGCCGAATATTTACATCACTATGGTTGCACACAGTGTGGCCACGCTTTCACTCGCAGGGTGGGAAGGTGGTCCGACTGCAGCGAGGGCTATGAAAGCCTCGCTTAGCATCTCTAACAACTCTAACAACTATGCGGTAGGAGGCCGTACATATTTCACGAACTTAACCCAAAGGATCAAGTTCCCGAAAGCGCCGGTGACGATGATTACTGACGAGTGGAATGCAGTCTTCGACGTTATACGTGACGCCACGAGCACGAGAGACGACGATGGTCTGATTTACAAACGTTCCACTAACACATATACTTGTCACCCCATCGGAGAGCAGGAATACGTGAAGTTTAACGAGTTCAGAGGCAATCTAACTCCATCAGGGTTCTTGGAACACATTGGAGTATGGGCGCAATCACCGGACACAGCAACTGCTATGCCGGAAGGCACTGTGGCCACGGGCACACACACAGCTTCAGGGCTGGGCGGAGTGCACGAATACAGGCCTATGTCAACATTGGTTTTCCTAACGGAGCCAGCCACCAACGCTCAAGAGTACACTCTTACATCAAGGAGCACGTTCGTAACGAGGTGGCCATTGGAGACAGTTCTAGGCCAAAGCATGCGAGACTCAGCGACAGCAGAGTCGACGAAGATTAATCAACTCCGTCAAGATGCAGAACGCAAGAGCCACACGCCTCAGACAGGCGGCGGACCATCAACAGGAATCCCAGACAAGGGCTAGGAAATTGGCGGGTCTCATGTATCTGACGCGCAAGGATTAGCTGCAGCGTACACCGACCCTAACAACGTCGTTGTGCGTGGAGACACGATGTACATTTCAGGTACACACAAACATGACGAAGAGTCTAGTTGGAAGTCCAAATTTGGTGACTACATAGCGGATGCTCGCATCCCGCTTTCAGGACACTATTCGCCCGCGGGCGATTCACTTGGTCTGACTACCACACCACGGTACCAGCAGGCTCTTCAGATGTACTTGTTGTATCATCCGAAGAACGTCGTGGGACACAGCTTAGGGTCGGCGATAGCCAAGAGGATATCAGATGACTACATGACTGGAGTCGGTGGGGAGGCACGTTACTACGGTGCTCCCTTTTCTCCGTTTACCAAGTTCCGCAAGCATGAGACTAGTTTCCGACACTTCGGAGACCCGGTTTCAGCCCTGGATTACAACGCTACTCAAACGTTATATAAGGGAAACCCGCACAGTTTTGAAGGGCATTGAAGCCCGCAATTTTGCTATTTTAGGGTCTAGTCAGATAGAGTGGTGAAGACCGCCAACGCCCAGTATGACTAGCGGTACGCGATCGCACGCGTGGAATTCGTGCGAAAATTTATGTTACCAGACATTTCTGGTAGTACTACACATCATTTTGATTTATTTGATGAAGCCGAGAAACTCCGGTTACTTTGTAGTAGAGCCCGGCACCATAGCTGAAGT